GGAGAGAGAATCTATGATGCACACCCTAAAAGACAGGGTTAAGGCTAAGGTAGTGAAGTCGGTTCTTGAGCAAGTTGACTTCCTCACCGCTATGTTAGGTGTTACAAACGCCGAGCATCTAGAGGCTATGGTGAAATACATGCAAGACCCCATAAACAACCCAAAACCAGAGCTTCGCATCTCTACCGTGAAGGAATACAAGGATGTATCAGAGACGCTCTATAAGCTCGTAGCAGGTGCCTCTGCCGGCAAAGGCAGTGGTTCGGCCATGATGGATGCACTATCATCTCCTGTCAAGCCTATGGCCTTAGAGGAACCCAAAGAGAAAGAGATCTCCCTCCAAGATTTAGTTGACGAAGAAGAGAAGCAACAGTAACCTATGGCAACAAAACCAGCGGCTACAATTGAGAAGCAGAGAGAACTATTTCTAAAGCCTTGTAAGAACAAGAAGGAAGTAGCTGCTTGGATTAAATACTACCTCAGCTTACATCTACCTGATGTCACTGTCTCTCGCTTTGCCGATACTAACCCTTTAGAGGTTGTATGGGAAGTTTACCGCATCTGCGTCCTCAGAATGAATCCAACAAACATACAAGAGCTTCTATACGTTGCCGGTCGAGGATCTGGAAAGACCCTTGGAATGGCTATCGCCGAGTTGATGGTGTTACTCCATGATAAGCGCGAAGTCGTTCACGTTGGAGCTATACAGAATCAAGCGGAACGCTGCTACAACTATCAAAAGACATTTCTATACAATCGTAAGATAAAGCCTCTGGTTATGCCAGCAGATATCCCAGATGATGAGCGTATCCTTGAGAAGGCTAACATGGGGAAATCTATCTTCAACGTTGACCAGCATAAGTTGGTCCTTGAAGTTATTCCCTGCACACTTAAAGCTGTTAACGGTCCTCACGTTCCCCTAGTAGTAGTCGATGAGATCGATACGGTCTCTGGTGAAGGCTTGAGAGCTTTCAAAGATATAACAGGGATGTTAGATACTAAGTCGGGTAAGAAGGCTCTCAGAGTCGGTATCTCTACTCGTAAATCTCGCTACGGCTTGATGAACAAGCAGATCGAGAATGCTGACGCTGAGAACCGCGCAGTTCGTAGATGGACGGCATTTGAATTTACTGAACGTTGTCCGGATTCCAGATCAGGAACTACACCGATCGAACTATATGTCAACCAAGATAGTATGGATGTTCTAACTCCTGAACAGTTCGAGATGAAAGATCCAGTTAAGAAGAAGGACTTCACCAAGCATAAAGCCTTAGAGGGTTGTGCAAAGTGCCCTATATTCTCAATCTGCCTCACAGACGCCAAGAAGCAGACCTCTAAGTCACCTATGTTAAAGACCATCGATGAGCTCATCCAAAAGGTCAAGGCAGAGGGTGTTGACTGGGCTCTAGCTCAACTTATGAACTTAAAACCCGACGTTGAGGGTGTTGTCTTCAGAGAATTTGAAGAACGTACCCACATGAAGGATTGGAACCAGATGTGGTTCATCCTAACGGGTAAAGAATTCCCAATCACGGTGGAGTGCACTCACGACATCTTCGTTAAGAAGTGCCATGAGATGAACCTCCCATGCTATGCAGGGATTGACTGGGGATTCACGCATCCCAACACAGTTGTCTATTTCTTCATAGATAAGAGAGAGAATATATTCGTAGTGAAGTGCGATGGTCAGACTCAACTTAGTCAGCCAGCGTGGATTCACCATCTAAAGATGAAGTATCACAATATGTATCGCTGCCAACTGTACGCTCCTGACCAAGCGGACCAAGGTGCTATTCAGGAGATGAAGAAGGCAGGTCTGCCCGTAGTTAATGAGAAGGCTAAAGCTGATGTTAACGTCGGTGTTCAAGTTATTAAAAGGTTCTTAAAGGTCCCTGGATCAGGTGAACCTAAGATGTTCTTAAGCAAAGAGACTTGTCAAGCCCTAGCTAGAGAGTTTAGCTTATATCACTATAAGACTGACGCTGCTGGCATAGTGACTGATGACTTCGATACTGAAGACGATCACTGGATTGATGCCTTGAGATATCCGCTAGTTGTCCTCTTTGGGAAGGCTAACATTATCCTAAGCGGGGCAGGATTAGATCTCGATTCATCACCAGTTCAAGATCCTCAAGGTAGGTTTACACGTACGCCTTCAGCAGAGGAGTTTGCTAAGGCTAATAACATAAGTATTAACGAGAATGAGCAAGACTTGTCCAAACTGGGCAAGATAGGCAAGAAATCTGACTTAGATGACCCCGATGACAGCGGTGGTAACAGTGGCTCATCGGGAGGTTTCTTGTGGAGCTTCTAAAGGTTTGTACGAATTGTGATAAGGAACTACCTATTACAGACTTTCATAGAGGAGCTTGTCCAGATGGTCGTAAGTCACAGTGTATAGTCTGTTGCCGTAGACACTATAATCCTGAGAAAGCTAAATTAGTCAAAAGAGCAAGTTATGCTAGAAATATAGAGAAACACAGAAAAATGAACAGTGACTATGATAAGAAGCATAGAGCAGAAAAGACAGCTACAGAAGCCTTTAGGCGCGCCCAGAAGTTAAAAGCTACGCCACCTTGGCTTACTAAAGACCATAGAGAACAGATCAAAGACCTCTATAAGTTGAGAGAAGAGCTTACAGTTAAAACTGGTATAATACATCATGTAGACCATATCATCCCGCTTATCAACGAAAATGTCTGTGGTTTGCACGTACCTTGGAATCTTAGAGTGATACCTGGGTTAGAAAACTTAAAGAAGAGCAATAAGGTGGAATCTAAGTGAGTTGGTACGATCAGCGAATTAAAGGTTGGTTAAAAGGCAGTATTACTGAACTACTCAAAGCCGATGGCGTTGATTTAGAGGGTGATACCGCTGGGGATGAAGGTGTAGTTCCAGGTAATCCAAATGCTATACCTGATGTGAATAAAGATCCTGCTGGTGTTGTAGGTGGCAAGCCTGACATCGGTCGCAAGGCTATCATTGATGATCCTTACTTTGAACAGCTAAGTCAACACGTTATCTACAAGGGCAAGATGTCGCGTCTGTCAAACAGAACGCTTAAAGACGTCTCAGTCCGTGACTGGCTTGTATGTTGCATTCTTCAATGTCGCGTTGATACACTCTTGCGTTTTGGTAGACCTGAGCACTTTAAATTTAAAGAGGGCTTCAAGGTCATTAAGAGAAATCCTCTAGAGCCTCTTACTGACGAAGACCGTGAGATGATTAGGAACTTGGAAGAGTTCATCTCCAACTGCGGTCGCACTGAGAACCGTCCTAAGGACGATCAGATGTTATTCAGTGACTTCTTAAAGGTTGCTGGTCGTGATGCTCTTACATTTGGTCACGTTGCTATTGAAAAAGTTAAAACAAGAAAAGGTGGCTTACACCGCTTCAGAGTACTCCCTGCTGAGTCTGTATACCTCATCAACAAGAAGATGTCTAAAGACTTCTTAGTTCGTGAATATATGAACATGCGTCAGGTTTACAAACCAGGTGATAACGATCCTCGCAAAGATCAAGTTATAAACGAAGCTGACGTTGAATACTATAAGTATGTTCAAATGTCATATGATAATCGTCCTATGGCTATCTTCGGCGACGAGGACATGGTCTTTAAGCTGTTCAATCCCCAGAATTTTGCCGACTCAAACGGTTATTGTTACTCTCCTCTAGAGTTCGCCATCATCAACATCACTAACCATTTGAATGTAGAAAACTATAATGCTAACTTTTTTACCCATGGTTATGCCGCTCGCGGTATCTTACATTTAAAAGGAACGGTAACACAGTCGCAATTGATGAACTTCCGTCGTCAATTCTTTAATACTATCTCAGGGCAACAGCATGCGTGGAGAACACCTATCGTTGCTGGTCTAGATGAAGTCCAATGGGTACCAATGTCCGCTTCAGCTAGAGAGATGGAATACATCAACTTCAACAACCACTTGCTCAGAACAATCTGCGCTCAGTTCCAGATTGACCCTGTAGAACTTGGTCTTGACTATCTTATCTCTGCTAACGGTAGAGCTCCTATGCAACAGGCCAATAACGAGTATAAGATTGCCTACTCACGTGAGCGTGGACTATATCCACTGTTCATGTACTTTGAAGACATGATCAACGGGGATATCATCCCAGCTATCGATCCTGTACTTGCAGAGAAGTATAAGTTCGTATTCACCGGTTACACAGATGAGACAGCTCAGACCGAGATTGCTCAGATGCAGGCAGAGATGACTGTATGGAAGTCTATGAACGACTTGCTTGTACAATCTCAAAAGAGCAAGATGAAGATGGATGTCGCTGACCTTCCTATGAACCAAGCCTTCTGGGCTCTGGTTGAGAAGAACATGACTAAGGGCGAGATCAGAGAGCAGTTTTTTGGAGACAAAGGCGCTACACAACGTAGAGAACTTGCCTACTTCCCTGGTGATCCAGCATTCCTAACATGGCAACAAAGTTTGCTAGCTATAGATGCAGCTAAGGATCAGAAGAAGATGCAAGAGCAACAGATGGGTGCAGAGCAGCAACAAGCAGCTCAAGAGAAGGCCTCTAAGGATCATGATTCTAGACTTAAGCAGCACGAGCATGATCGTAAGCAAGAGGCACACGAATCT